ATGGTCTGCAACAAACGCATTCTTGTATTGATAATCAGCAAGAATGAGAATGAGTTGCGGAACACTCTCTGGTTTCACATGACCTTCCACACTGTCATATACACCACGGAAGATTGATGCGGGTTCGAGGTCGATATTGTTTACGACCCACTGACGCATCTTCTTGAAGTCTTTATCCTTCAAATGTTTATACAGGTCACTGTATTTACTGTTGTCCTCAACGATAACCTCAGTAGTAATACTACCACCGATACTGCCTCGTTGTAGTTCGTTCAGTCCCCTACGAAAGTCAGGGAAGTGTTTCATCACCAGATTAGCAACGACCTTACCATTGAACTCAACATCCTCTTTGACGAGGATGTCACGACACCGTTGGAAGAACTGTTGTCCTAGTGTCGCACGGTCTTGGTTGGTTTTGACGTTGAACTCATACACACCGCACCGTGAGTGTAGGGGCTCGATGACACGGTTCTTGAAGTTACATGTCAGAATGAACCGACAGTTCTGTGAGAACTCTTCGATGAACCCACGCAGGGCTGGTTGTGTAGATTGGGGATTGAGGTAGTCTGCCTCGTCAAGGATAACAACTTTGTATCCACCTGACAGAGAGACAGACGATGCGAACTGTTTAATCTTACCACGCAGGGTGTCGATGTTACCTTCTTCCGAACCATTGATTACAATATAATCCAGACCCAGTTCATTACAGATTGCACGAGCAACCGTGGTCTTACCCAGACCCGCAGTCCCCGTGAGTAACATGTTGGGTATCTCACCAGAGTCAACAATCTTCTGAAAGGTCTCTTTCAGTTCACTTGGTAGGATAGTTTCTTGGACGGTTTTAGGGCGATACTTCTCGACCCAGAGGAATTCATTACTCATACTTTCTCCATAATAAAAAACAATAGTAACACATTATAATGTGTTTGTCAAGAAAAAAGTGGAGTGAGCGGAAAGGAGACGCTCACTCCACCCCATAAGTCGGCGGAAAGGAGACGCCTAGACTTATTCTTCGTCTTCATCCAAACTCTGAGAAGATTGATACTCCTCACAGATTTGAACGATTTGCACCGCTTGGTCACGCAACTGGCCAATGGTCGAAAGTTCTTCACCTTTGAAACCGCCGCGCTGAACGACAGTATCAACCACGGCGACAGTAGAACGAGCGACACGATTACCAAGTTCGTAAATTGCGGTATGGTCTTCTTGCGGTGTTTTATCTTTTGCCATCATTATGCTCCATATGTTGATGATTTTTCAAGTGCAATAAAGTATTCAGTCGGTGACTGTTTACTCGTGAATTTAGAGATTAGTTTAGATGAAACCTCAACATCATAGTCTTCGTTAATAACTTTTACATTACCAACATTCAGAACGAAGTTGAAGTCAACTCCTTCTGGATATGTCCCCTCTACTTCAATAGAGAAGGTATTGGAAGTTCTGTCTTCGGTGTCAGTGACAGTCAGACAGACCGCACCAGTTGCAGGGGTGACCGAGATATTCTCATGACCCAGTGCAGCGGCGGCACGTTTTACTTTACTCAATGTGTCAGTATCTAGGGTGAATTTAACTTCCGCTTCTGGCATGTCAATGTTACGGCCTGGCGATGTCAACATCTCAGGGTCAGAGAAGAAATACTTCACCGATGAACGACCCGTAGAGTCACCGACCACAACGTAGTCAGTCTCAAACTTCAGACGGGGTTCGTCAACCAGAGACAGGACATTCAGAAACTCATTCAAGTCGTAGATGCCAAATGTCTGTGGGAAGGATTCGGTTGTCTCGGCAGAGGACAACACGTTACGCGCAACCGAAATAGTCTTCAGTGTGTTACCTTCAGTAATCACAATGTTCGGATTAATGGTTGCATAGTTTTTCAAAATGTTTAATGTAGTATCAGTTAGTTCCATAATAATAACCTTTCATGTTTCAGTGTGTTTATACTATAACATAGTTGACGTATAATGTCAAGCAGCTTTTAACTTCGAGAAGTTTTTTTCTTTGACAAATTCTATTTTTCGTTGGAATGCTGCATCTTCCAACTCAGACTTGTGAGAGATGACAAAGACATTGGTGTCTTCTGCGACAGTCGCAATAATCTTCATCAGGTTCTCGATACCGTCCTCATCAAGTGATGAGTCGAAGGTCTCGTCCAACACCAGTAGGTTGGTGGCCACAGAGTTCTTCATCTTGGCAATCTGTCTCCATGTGAACAACAACGACAAGTCAATCCGTTGTTTCTCACCCTCAGAGAATGAGTCGTAGGAGAATGCGTCACGATGTCGTGACCGAATGGTTTCCTCAAATGCCTCATCCAAATTGAAGTGGACAAAGAAGTCAAGAATCTGTAGATACTCGTTGGTCAGTTTGTTGATGACAGGAATATACTGTTTGATAATCTTGGTCTTGATACCAGTGTCCTTCAACATCTCTGCACTGACCCGATAGTAGGAACTCTGTTCCGATAGTTTATACTTCTCGTCTTGCAGTCCCTCTTTCTCTACGCGAAGTGTTTCCAGTTCAGTATTCGCTTCACTGAGGTCACCTCTCTCTTCAGACAATACCGTGAGTTCAGTGTTAATGACATCCATGGTTCGGTTAATTGACCCAATCTCTTGTGTATTTGCGTTGACCTTTGACTGCCATTCCCGTATATTGTCCATCTTTGTTTGCAACTCTTCTTGTTGCGCGAGTAGAGTTCCTCTTTTGACTTCACCAATATCGAGTGCGTTTTTAATAGTTCCAGCTTTGGTTTTGCATTTGTCGAGATGATAGTTCTTCGTTGTCTCGTCAATATCTTGTTCGCATGTCGGACATGTATCGTTCTCTTGGAAAAACTTCGCCTGCTTGACAACTTCTTTTTGTTGTGTTTTGAACTGCGCCATATATTGGTCAATGGAGGCAATATCCTTAGATACCTTAGTTGTTCCTTCATTGACACTTGGAGACTTTTCGGTGACTTCATTTGTCAGTTCCTCATTCGATTCGTTCAGGACACGAATGTCTTCCTGTAAAGATTTGATTGTGTCGAGTTTCTCTTTTTTCTGCTGTGCAGTTATTTCACTCAGGTCTCGAAGATACTTTTTCTGTGCGTTAATCTTCGTCTCTACCATACTCAGTTCATGAGTATTATCACTAATCTTGTCTTTCAGGATAGACATTCGCTCCTTCAACAACCCGTTCATCTTACTGAACACGTTGATATCAAGTAGGTCTTCAATCACATCACGCCGAGCTTGAGAGGTAAGTTGCATGAAAGGCACGAAGGATGAAGACCCCAGAACCACAATTTGATGGAAGGACTTGTGGTTCAACTTGATAATGTTATTCTCTAGCATCGTTTGATATTCCCGTGCATGAGAATTCTGGTTCACCATATTACCATTGACCCATATCTCAAACTTTGCTGGTTTGATGCCACGGACAACTTTGTAATTTTGTGAACCAATCCGAAACTCAACCTCGACCAACGTCCCCTTGTTGTTGATGGAGTTGACGAGTTGTGGTTTCGAAATCTTACGGTGTGGTTTACCAAATAAACCAAAGGAGAGAGCGTCTAACATGGTAGACTTACCCGCACCGTTTTGACCCACCACGAGTGTGGTAGGGGAAGTATCGAATTCAATCTCTGTAAAATTATTTCCCGTCGATAGGAAGTTCTTGAATCTCAGTTTCTCGAAATGTATCATCTTCTATAAGACCGCACCAGTCGCACGGTGTCCCTTTCTCAAATCCCATTATGTCTTTCTGCACTTTACAATAGTGTTCCCAGAAAGCAAATCCATCACCAAATCCTAGACCCATTACACAATCTCCATTGTCTGTGCTTCCATCATAAGGTCAGATATCTCTTTCTTAATCCTACCCTTATCTAGGTCTGTATTAACAGCATCAATATAATTATACACGATTGTTTCGGTATCGTCAAGCGAAATCTCTTCGTCCCCGACATTTTCTCCGATGAACTCTTTGAAGTCCTCTTGGATTTTCAGTTCGTGTATCTTCTGAGCCTGCACACGGTCAATGAACCGTTCAAACTCATAGGGGTCACCCTTGTTGGTGACAATGACCTTGACGAACTTGTTGTCCAAATACTTGAGGTCTTTGAACTTGTTCATGTTCTCGTGGTCGTAGTAAATCTTCTCATAGATTGTGATTGGGTTACGCACCGCATTCACTTCTCTTGTTTCCGTATCAAGAATGTGGAAATACTTGTCATCGTTGCAGTCGTTCCAGAAGAACTCCATCTGACTTCCCAGATAGTGAATGTTACCCTGTGATGACTTGGCATGGAAGTGACCAGAGAGAACTGACTCAAAACGGTCAAACAGTTTTGGAGACATACCATCTTGACATGGCATACCCTTCTGCATTTCAAACCCTTGTAGTTCTAGGTGTGCGCCAATGAAGTCTACCTTACAAGTCTTGATGAACTCTACGGACTCCTTTTCATTATCAGGACAAATCCACGGAACAAGCCCAATCTTCAAACCATCATAGTCCATGACCTTTGGTTTGAGAATAAGATTGACCTCATTCATGTAGTGACCCTGTAACTCTTTGAGAGCATTCAGTTCAGTCGTGTTCTTGAAATACATGTCATGGTTACCAATGATGATGTCCATCGTGATACCATATTGACGCAAAGGTTCTAGAAAGATTTTACGATTGTGTTGCAGTGCCTTGAAGTTGATTGTCTTACGATTGTCGTAGTAATCACCCAAGTGCAGAATGTGTTTGATATCGTTCTCTAACAGATATGGAAAGAACACGTCCCGATAGAACTGTTCTTGGTAATCCATAAAGATGTCAGAGGAGTTGCGAATTCCGCAATGGGTATCATTAAGTATTGCTATCTTCATTAGGATTACCTGCTCGTTTCATCGCTTCAGCCATAGTCAATTTACCCGAACTACTATTCTGTAGTTTGATTGCCTTCTTACGCAGTTTGCGTGTTGCAACTTTTTTTGCTTTATCCATTAGTAATCTAACTCCCTTGCAGCAATAACATTTCGACAGTCTTCCAACCATAGTTCGAAAGACTTGTTACCTTTGTAATACTCACACTTCTCAGGTGTTCCGAAAATTTCCAGAACCCATCTTGCTTGGTCTACACTTTTTCCGTGATATGATAATTTGTCCATTTTTATATTATACCAAATATGACATACAATGTCAAGTAAAAAGATTGGTATCCCCTAGCGGAATCGAACCGCTCTTTTCAGGATGAAAACCTGATGTCCTAACCGATAGACGAAGGGGACTATGATTGGCTCCACCTGCTGGGCTCGAACCAGCGACCTAATGATTAACAGTCATCCGCTCTACCAACTGAGCTAAGGTGGAATAATGTGGCGGAGGGTGAGAGATTCGAACTCTCGAAGGGCGTGAACCCTTAACAGTTTTCAAGACTGCCGCTTTCAACCACTCAGCCAACCCTCCGTTTGTTTCTTGATTTATATGTGGGTAACTGACTATCACAGTTACTACAAATCAATCTCAGATTATCAACACGATTATCGTTATTGATACCATTTATGTGGTCTAATACAAATGGCATTTCCTTCCCGTTCCACACATTACTTATACCACACATATCGCAATGTTTAGTATCAAGAAGTTCTTGTTTATAAATCCTCTCCTTTAACCTATGTCTAGGATAAGTAGAGTTCTCTACAAAGACCTCACTATCATCTTTACGGATACTAGCGTGGTATTCGGTTAGTCCAGTCTTTTTACCTTTGTTCCAAGGCGTAGCGCCCTTTTTCTGTGGCATAATAATATCTCCTATTTGATACTATTATTTATAAGAACTGGTTTTTCTAACCGATGCGTTCCTAATCCGTAATGAAATCACTCAAGTCAGAGTCAACTTTGACCGTGCGTTTCTTGCGTTCCTTCTTGACAACATCTTTCCACTCAGAGTCTTTCTCTTTGATTTCATCAATCCGAATACGGAGTTGGTCAACAAATGCTTGTGCGACAGAGGCAGACTGAGCATCACCCAACTCATTATCAAGGAAGTTCTCAATACCAGACTGGTTAATATACTTCATCTTGATATCTTGTTGTTTCTTTTCTTTCTCGATGCGGCGTAGAAAAGCATACCATGAAATCTGTGTGAAGTATGCAAACGCATTTGGTTTACCTGTGCGTGTTGCTTTATCAATGTCATAGTTCTCGATTGCTTTGAGACAGTTCTCAACAGCATCCATCACCATCTCTTCACGATAGGTGTATCGAACAAAGTTAGACTTATGAGACAGACCTTCAGAGATTTTCAGAAAACATTGTGCAATGTAATCCGTAACCTTTGGTAAGTCTTTTTCTTCTTCTCTTGCATGTTTTACTTTAGTGCAATAGTCAACAACAGCCTGAGAAAACTCTGCGTTATTGACATAGTGTGGTCTATCTTTTGGTTTCATAATTTACTCCATTATGTAAACATTATACTACAATTTTCTCTTCATGTCAACTAAAAAAAGTGCTTGACAAAACTTGTAATCCGTGTTATAATTAAGATGTCTTTTGGGAAGGGTTGGATACCCCATGATAAGTATTAGTCTTCGGATTAGCCGAAATTATTCCACCTACACAGTATCTTACACCCTCAAATTCTGAAGGTTTTACTTCGTGAATCAAATCACCCTTAACCAAAACAAGTAATCCATGTTCGATTTTTAATTCATAATCAAGGGTTGGAAAATATAATCCTGAACATCCTTTTGGGGGGTCAATATAATATGTGAAAGTCCACGTTGCAGGCCAGTGATTATGTGGAACAGCATGTTCACCACTACGATACCCCATTCCCCACATCCCATAACATTTCGTTCCCATGATATGAGATTCGACATATAATCTATTTTCTTTTCTAAGTTTATGACCCTCAAGCTGGTCGTTATAGTCATGAGAGGATTGAATGGCAAACTCATTCACAATAGAAGACATTTCGTCAAAGATTGTTCCCTCACCTATTTGTATGACAGTTGTTTTTGCGTTAGAACCATAAATGAAAGACTTATCATCATCAATCATATCAACAAGTTTCATATTGAGTAACTCGTTGTCTATCTTTTTAGTGAAGATATATTCATTAATATCATTACGAAGAGTTAACATTCAGTGTAGAGTCCTCTTGGACGGGTCAAACTGTATGATATTATCATCGGAGTCACCCGAAATTTTTTCGATATACTCTTCAAGTTTACTGGCTTCTTCCAACACTTGTCGTGTCATCTTATTTACACCATCAATATCTTCGAAGGGTTCGTCTCCCCGACTCTGTAGATATTCTTTGTTGCGTTGTTCCCACATCTTTGCCATATCATCTACCGCTTCATCATACTGTGAGGTAAGTGACACGGGTGGGTATGCAATACCAATAACATGATTGCCATTGAGGACTAGAAGGTCATCAGGATTTTCTTGATAGACCATCCACGGACGGAACGAGTAGTAACGAACACCAGTCTCCATTTCACCCATCACAAGTTTCATGGCCTTTCTTACGACAAGTTCGAGTTCTTCTTCGTTATTCCATTGAATTACTTCACAGACGATTTCTTCACCTGATGCGAGTTTGAACTGTCTTACTTCGTTTTCTTTCATGATAGTTTATTCCTTTTATACTGCTTAATTATATTTATCATAGGTATAAAGGGTAAATCTCGACCAAAAGACTTATAATATTCTTTGTTCTCTTCGGGATTTTTATATGTCTTGGCGTGAACAAAATTTGTCTGCCATGGCCCAAACTGCGGAACTCCTAATTTAATTCGACTTTGATTAAATTCTCTCACCCAGACTGTCATATCAATAAAATCATAGTCACCACTAGGATGTGTCCACCAGTTTCTAGCTGTATCTATGGAACTTAATACATCATTAACCGCATTCATTTCTGAACTCATATTTTCGTCTTCTATGAATGGAACTTCTTCTGAGTATGTGTATCCATATTCCATGAAGTTATTGTATACATCTAAGTCAATTTTATCGTCATGTTCACTGGGTTTCTTCAACATGAGTGGGAAATAGTTTACATGATTATCCGTCCAATTTTCATTTATCCATTCCTTGCCACGGTCTAAAGATTCAAAGGTCTCGTAAGGAAGACCAGCAATCATACTAAAGATACCACAATAATAACTATGAGATTTTTCCTTGAAGTAATCTCTTATTTCTAACAAACCTGATTGCATCTCTTCAGGTTTCATCCCTTTACCTACAGACTTACCTGATTCATAATTGAATGACTCCACACCATAGTGGTGTGATGTCAATCCCATATCTATCATATCGTCCCAAGTTTCCTTTCCGTGACGGATGAGGAGGTCACCTCTGATATACCCACTGAACTGCGGTTTGAATGGAAGTCTACGAACAGCTCGTGCGAGTAATGCAATTTTGTCCTTTGAGTCATTAATAGTATCATCTGTTACATAGTAATTGGTGATTCCCCACCTCTCGTAGTTTTCTAAAAGTTCTTCGTATAGACTATCTTCGTCACGAGTTGTATCTTGTTTCATACCTAATAAAGGGAATGAGCAATACTTACATGAGAAGATACATCCACGAGAAAACTCAACATTCAATGTTTCATTGGGTTGAAGAAAGTCACGGTCTTCAAATGAAATACTGGCATCTCTCTTAGGGAAACAGGGATACGCATGTTGCGCCATAATTAACTTACCGTTACCCAACGTTCCTGACACTCTTGGTTCAGGCCCTCGTCCACACAAATGTTTTAACAATGCATCCATAGCATACTCACCATTTCCTGTGATAAAATAGTCAGCATCTATAACTCTTACTGTCCAAGATTTTTGTCCACCAGAAATAATTTTGACCCACGGATATTCTCTACGAATGTAATCTGTCAACCACTTCATTCTCTCTATAGATGTGGTTAGGAATATCATACTGAAACCGATAAAAACGGTTTCCTTCGTTACTCGTTCAGATAAGATTTTTTTTAGTTCATCATTCGTAAAGAATACACCGTAGTCAATACACTCAACATCCCAACCATCCTTACGGAGATGTGTTGCTATTCTATGATTTCCAAAACTTCTATAGGACTCGATGTATGGGTTTTCTGGAGACATTCCAAGCATTTCACGAGGATTTATATTCGAACCTTCATGCCATTCATTAATTAGATTGGCGATTCTTTCCGAATTATCTGTTGAGGTGAATCCACCAAATAATAGTCCATGCATTATTTCAAGTCTACTTTGTAAATCTTATGAGGAAACTGTTCTTTGGTATATATCTTAATTCTTTCTGCGCTGTGACGTAGAGTAAAGTTCTTGTGTGACCTAATGTGTAAGTCATCTGCGATATCGTAGAGTTGTGTGACCGACCCGTCATCTGACTGACGCAAGCCCCGTCCTATCGATTGCAGAACCTTGACCTGAGACTTACTAGGACTAGCAAAGACAATGTTATGCAGATTCCTAATGTTGATGCCTGTGCTAAAAGTGCCAAGTGATGCGACGATGATAGCATTTTTCTGTTTCTCCACGATACCACGAATCTGTTCGCGGTCAGTTGCGTCCACCTCACCCGACACATAGAAAATCTTACGACCTTCTTCTGCCTTGTCTCTCATCATGTCAAAGAGAATCTTACCATGTTTCTCTACGAACTGAAAGAGAACCAGAGTGTTACCTGTCTGGTCAAGTGCGAGATTGGTGATTAGTTTATTACGTTTCTCATTGCGAACAATGTAGTCAATCTCTTCCTGATAGGTTGCGTCCTTCAACATATGACATACATCATTGTGATACCGCAACAACAGGACAGATATATTTAGTTTCGCAAGCGTTCCCTTCTCCTGCAAATCCCGTGTCATAGTGACACGTTTGGTTGGCCCGAACAGACCCTCCAATACCAGTTTGTTGGTTTCAGTGCCGTCAAGCGTGCCAGTGGTGCCGAAACGGTATTCTGCGTTGACACACTTGTTCATGATACCTGAAAGGGACTTTGCCTTGAACAAATGCACTTCGTCTCCAAATACGCAACCAAAGTTCTCGAACCATTCTTTAGGAAACTTATAGATTGACTGCCATGTTGAGATGATAATCTGTTTGTCTGTCGTTTTGTCTTTACCAGAGTAAATCTTATGACACTCAGTCTCTACGTCAAAGCCGTAGTCTGCAAAGTCTTTATACATCTGCTCG